GCCGCCCAGGTCGTAATCGATGTACCACTCTGGGCCAAACTGCGAGGCCAATTGAGCATTCAATTGCGAGCGGATCATGCGCAGCAAAGGCGTGATGGTGTCGGCCCAGAAAATCCTGCGGGCTGTCTCGATGTTCGCAAGGGTGGCGTTTTCCATGATGCCGACCATAACCGGCGGCACGCCCATGGCCGAACAGATTTCCTCCCAGACTTTCAGTCGGCTGTTCACAAAGTCCAACTCAACGGCGGATTGGTTCAGCGTCTTGATGTCGCGGGTCGTGAAGAACGGAGCGCGGGCGTTGTTGCTGCTGGCCTGCTTTTCTTTGTGCAACTCGCGTAGGCGGCTCATTTGCTCGGCGGTCGTCTCTGGGTCGATCACGATGGCGTAATCGCTGATCCCTCGGTTGTGCATTGAGTTGAGTTGCCATTGGCTGGCCTCGCGGTCAACGTCAACGGCGCGGCCAGCAGCTTGGATCGTTGGGATGCCATACAGAAAATCGTTGGGGTTCACGGTCTTAACGTGGACCATCTCATCAGATTGAATGTCGCGGGTGATGCCGCCGTATTGGTATCGGTAGAAGTCGATCAGGCGCGTTTTTCCTGCCTGGATCTTGATTCCTTGAGGCAGCACGGGCCAAAGCTCCACGGGCTGATTGGCGTTGCCTGCGCGAATGATTGACCAGTAGGAATTGCCCGCCAGGTCAATGTGCTGGCTGAGAAGCTCGGTCATCTCAGCCCAAGCAAAGTCAGGATTCGGATTGTCGATCAGTTTTTGCAGCGGGGATTCTGGCGCTTCGACCATCGTGCCATCGCGCTGCTTTTTCTTTGCAACCCATGGGATTTGGCCGACCGATTGCGCGCGGCGGTTGACGCAGGCATAAAAAATGGCCGAGGCTTTGAGGCCCTGCTCAATGGCGACTTCGGTGTCCCACTTTTGGAATTGCGGCGCGGTGCGGCTCATGGTCATGAGCAACTCGGGCAGCGTGACGGATTTCGTCACCGTCATGGGTGCGGAGCGAAACCGCTTGAACAGGTCAAATGCCATTTTTATCCTATCACGCCCAAACGCGGCGGGGGTTTGTTGGAATCACTGCGTATTGTTGCAGATGGTCGGGCATCGGCCCTCGTGTGTTGACGTGCCAGCCCTCGACGCCGTCGATTGGGCCAATCACATCAATGCTGCCTTCGTAGCCCTCAAGAGCTTCAGAGGCCGAAGCATCGTCAGGGAACTTGAGGTACAGGTCGCCGTATTCTTCGTTCATGATGTGATCCCTTGGTCTTCGGTTGATGTCAACACACGACTGTAATAGGAAGTACGTGCAATATGACCGTTTAGATAAGCCCCCGCCTGATCTGAACCAATACGCAATCTGTCAACAGTAGGCACAGTCCCCGAAGTATCCGAACCAACAGTACCTGCATTGATACAGGAAAGGAAATTATTACTTCCAAACCCACCTGCCATCTTGTAAATGGTATTGGCAGCAACAGTACCTGCATCTAAATCAGCTTGAGCAACACCGCCAGTGATGACCCTAAAGTAAGGGTCTGTTGCCTCAGTACGCAAACGGATCATGTTGTTGGCTGTGTTGTCATCAAGGCTAACAACAGGACGATTTCCAGAGGCAGGAGTATCAAATTGACTAAAGATAGTTCCAACACCTTGCGTGTACCACCGAGCAAAGTTATTCCCGATCATCGAGGCGCTGTCAGCAGCCCGAGTGACTTGGGAGGCAGCAGACGGAATGAAGGACGTAGCAAAAGCGCCCACTTCAAGCTGTGCAAATTGAACAGTGCCAGTGACAGTCAGAGTCAACGTGCCAGCAGTGGGCGTGAACGTCAGGGTTGATCGTGTTGGGTATGCACCAGAGCCAACCAATGGGCCAGCGGTTGATGTGCCTGACAAAGTGACTGTGCCCGTGCCGTAGAAAGACAGCGTGTGAGCAACAGCCGTAACCGTGACGTTTTGGGTCGCCAAGGATGTGCCAGCAAACGAGCTGTTCAACAGAAGCTGAGTCCGCTGCTCCTCAATGAGCAAGCCCTTGGGAGCCAGCGTCACAGGATCGTAGTCAAACCGTGGGCCGTAGTAGGCCGCAGCAGAAGGAGCCGCCACAGGCCGGTAGACGTAGGGATCAACAGAGGCAGAGTCGGACAGTTGAGCACCGAAAGCAATAATCACATCACCAGAAGATACAACACGGATACCGGGAGTCTTTGCGCCTGCTGTTGGAGAGCCCGTTACCGTGAATCGTTTCAATGTTGTGGTAAGTGTCTGAGTAACCCAATTCGTACCATCAACAGAGATGTCCACGTTGCCTGTTCCTGACACACGTTGCAGGTACACACTGAATGTGTAAGGTGTTGATGCAACTGCGGTGTACGAGGACAGAACTGTGGCGTTAGCAGCACCTGATGTAATGCTCTGAGCAAACGGTTGGCCGTAGATGTCGGTAAACCCACTGGTGATCGTGGCATTGCTCTTAGTCCACGCAGCGTTGTCGAAGTGCTCGGTGTAGCCTAGCAGGTTCTTGACCGTGGTAGGGTTGTAGGTCGTGGCTGTGCTGCCCAGTTCCAGTTGAGCGCCCCAGATGTAGAAGGAGAGCGTTCCCGCAGTTGCATTGAACTGAGGGCCAGCAGTTGATCCACCAGTTCCTGTGTACGTAGTGGACACGGTGACAGCAGGATGTGTGGGCGTGATTCTCTCCCACCCTGTGGAAAGTAAACTCAAATCGATGAGCCACACACCATAAGTATTTCCACCTGCGTTCTGAAGACGAAGTGTCCCTGTGGAGGACACTTTCTTGATATAAAAAGAAGGGGCAAGAACTGTGGTTGTTGCAGGACTTCCTGATACAGCTCCCCCAAAATACATATCGTTTGATCCAAGACTACCGAGGCCGGTTACAAGGTCGGCTGTAGTGGTTCCGTCTGGAGCGGCAAATGCATTTGCAGTGACAGTACATGTACCCCGCTTGGTCCACACAGCATTGTCAAACTGCTCAGAGTAAGTCAGCAAGTTGTGCGGTGCGTAGGCCACTAAGCCTGCCGAGTTCGTCAGCGTGGCGTTGGTGGTGCGGCTGAAGGTGATGCGAGGGTCGAGTCTGCGGTTGCCGGAGGTGAAGTCCAGCGCCAGGCTTGAGCCCTTAGCAAAGCCACCCGCGCCAAGAATCGCCTGCGTGAAGACGGAAAAGCCAAACCCGATCATAAATTTCCTTTACGCTGGAGCGACGACAGTGACCGTGCCGCTTGAGCCTTTGAACTTGAGTGCGCCGCCTTCGACGTACAAAATGCCGCCGCCCGTTGGCGTTGCTGGCGGTGTGGTGTTGGGCAGTGGCAAGACGCTGGAGTTTTCCCAATAGGTGTTGGCCTCGTTGCGCTTGATGATCTGCTTTGCGGCCACCGAGGTGATGCGGACGTCATGCAATTCTTCCAACTCATACCCATTTTGGGTGTGAATGTGAATGATGCCGCCGCCGCTTGTGCCGCCCTTGACCACGTAGCCGACCATCACCAGGTGATTCGGTGCGGTGGGCTTGGTCTTGGTCAGGCCGCCGGGCACGGTGGGGGAAAGCCATAGGATGTCGCCGTCTGCGTAGCCGCTGGTGCTGATCCCGGTCACTTCAAGGCCACTGGTGGCGATGAAGCCCTCGGCATTGTTTGCGATGTTGGTCAGTGCCACACCAAGAATGGTAGCCGATGTGTTGTCAGCCGTGGCCATCGCAAGCGCTACGGTCATGCGCGTGCCTTGCGAGCCGGTGACGTACACCACTTGGCCCTTGTTGATTTGCGAGCCGGTCAGGTTGACAACGGTTGTCAGTGGCATGAATTTGCTGGCAGGCGTGCGCACGGACACGCCGCCCTGGACCACCATCACCAACTCGTTGCCGGTCAGTTCTGCGGCCGTTGCCAGCTCGCTGACTTTGATCGTCGCCATGTCAGATCATCGCCACGATGCCGGTGGCCGTGGTGCCGGTGGCCTGAACAATCTTGGCTCGCACGGGGATGATTGCGCCGGACAGCACGGTCAGGCTCACGGCTGCGGTGTCTTCCTGGGCGATCAGCGACAAGGTGCCACCAACACCAACAAAAAGCGCCTTGGGCACGAAATCAAGCTCGTTGGTATTGTGGGGGGTGATGGCGCGAAGGCGCTTGGCTGGCAGTTCGGCGGCATCGCCTCGTTGCGCTTGAGTGTCGATTGCGGGCATGGTGGCCTCCAGAGGTGTGGTCAGGTTTGCGGGATTTTAGGTCAGATTACAGAAATTCCATAACGATGTCAGCCTTTGGCGGCTTGACCAATGGCGCAAGCGCATATCGCACGGCATCGATGCAATGGTTATGCGCATCAACGATCTCTGGCAGTATGTCGCCAGTCAGCCTGTCGATTTTGTAGCTGTAAAGCCTTGATTCTTTGATTGTCTCAACGCATCGAGGATGAATGACAATCTCCAGATAGCTGCGCATATGGGCAATACCATCTTGCACCGAGCCGGGCCACTTTTTAACAGACTCAATGCGTGTTAAGCCGTTTCTTTTGAGATAGCTGATCGTCTCTGGCCTTGCAGAATCAGCCCTAACAATGTGATTTTCGATGCCCGGAATACATTTTTTTAGGTAGTTTGCCGTCTCATCAATCTCAAGCGAAACCCTATATGCTTCGTATTCAATGTAAAGGCATCCAGCATTGATCCAGCACTTGACCGCTGTTGTTGGGTCTTGAGCAAATCCCCAGTCTGCGCCGTGATACGGGCCATCCCAATCTGATCTAGGCTCAAACTCGGCCACCCTGACCTTGCGGGCCAAGACTTGCGAATCGCTGTTTTTCAGGTATGCGCCCTCCCAAATGTGCGCATAAGTTGCCGGGTCGAGTGTGGTTTGTTGGTGCTTGCGCAGCTTTTCCAGCCCGGCAGGAAACCATGGATTGTCCCCATGGTTCATCTCCACGATCATTGAATCCTTTGGCGGGTTCTTTCTGAATCGAGAATCAACCGGGCTTCCATCCAGTCTCGGATTCCAAATAACCCACATCTCCGACTTTGACTGCCTGAATACAGTCGCCTCAAGCGCAAGCCATGATTGCTCGGGCACATCTTCGGCTTCCTCAACAATGGTCAGGTCAATCTTTGCCAGTGATTTGATTGACCCGGTGTTGTGCCTCAATCCCCTGAAAATGAATTCCGTGCCGTTGTAGCCGCGCAAATAGTCAATGCCAACATCGTATGCCGACTCAAGCCATGGGTAGGTCGATATGGCCGCTTTCAATTCTGCGTGGAATGACTCTTTAATGCTGGCCTGCAAGTCACGTGCGCACAAAACGCGAATTGGCTCGGCATATCCCCAGATTGCCGCCATGAGCGCAAACGAAAAAGACTTGGCCGATCCACGGCCGCCATGGGATGCCCGATATTGAAGCTCGCCGCGAGTCTTGGCGAAAAGCGGTACTAGCTTTGGCGGTAGCTCAATGTCGGTCTGGATCACTGTTTTGCAACAATCCGGATTACGGTCGGCTTCATGCTGCCATCGCTGTTTGTCAGGTCGATCTTTTGAGCCGCATTGAATCCGTGCATCGCATTGAGCTCCTTGACGGCTGAAACCTTCACCGAGGCATTTCCCTCTTGGTATGCGGTTAAGAGCGCCTGAACGCTCATTTCTCGCGTCCAAAGGGCCTTTTGCGTCAGCTTCTCCCTCAATTCGGCAACTCTACCCGAGATGTCCCCGTCAAGCATAAGCTCGCTCGCTCGTTTGATGGCGGTCTGGATCTTGCTGTCCGGGCTGACATTGAACGCCGCCCGGTATGCGTCCGCCTGCGTCATGCCATCGGCCACGCATTGCGCAAACTTTTCCTGTTTCGGTGTCAGTGCCATGTTTTCCCTTTGTATTGCTCGTTCCCAAATTTGCACCTTACAACTTACGGCCTTCCGGTGCTTGACCTCTCAGCGTCATGAGTTCTCATGCGGGTGGCGCTGGTCTGGCATTTGGGCTTTTTGACAGGTGAGCGCTCCCGTCTGAAAGTATTGGAAAGCCCCGCCAATCAAGACTCTATTTTATTCGTTTTCGCCTCTCGGGTGTGGGCAATTCTCGGGCGGAATTACAACGCACCAGACGGCTTCAAACTGTCCTCTGTTTGCTTCGCTGATTGTCCATCGGTCGATGTATGCGTCGGGCATCAACTTCAGGCTGTTGTACGTGACCGCCTGGCTTGCGCCGATGTATTCGGAAATACTTCGGGCCGTCATGCCGTCGTCAAAGCGCCGCAATAGCGCTCGGATCTCTGGCAGTCTGGATTTGCTCATAGCCCCAATTGTCGCAGTGCGGCTTGCAATCCTGCAAATCCACCGACGCGCTGGCCGCCAATGAAGATTTGAGGCATTTGGCGGGCTTCTGGAAAACGAAGGAGAAGTTGGGTCAACTCATATGGCTTTTCGGCGTCAAGTTCGACAAATGGCAAATTCTTGCTATTGAGCAGCGCCTTGGCGCTCGTGCAGTTGGGGCACGCGCTCTTGGTGTAGATGGTGATGTTCATGTGTTTTTCTCACGCAATTTGGCTTCGATGGCTCGGGCGATTCTCAGAACATCTTTTTTTATGCTTCGCAACGTATCGCCATCACCGACTCCGCAGTCCCACGGGTCATTCAAACAGTCGTAAATACCGCCGGGCATGGCCTTGATGATTTCCTCATCCATCAGCCCAACCCATTGCCGCTGTGCTGCGGGTGGGGTGGTAAGTTTTGTGTTTGGGTCGCCCTCAAAGACTGGAAGCACCTCGTAGTGAACTTCCCAGTTTTGCGCCACCTTGATGTTGGTCGTTTCCCGGAGAAAATCCTCGGTTCGCCAGCCAATCAGTTTTCGTTTGGCCACAGGCTCCTGCACAGGTGCTGCGGGTTGGGCGGTGTAGTAGGCAGTTGCAAACTTGCCATCTGTCATACGAGGTGCCCACGGTGTGTAGCAGATGTGAACGCAGCAGTTTTCTGTGTCCATGAACCCATGAAATGCAGGCTTCTGCACAGGTGCTGGCTGTGCATCTTTCGCACAATGACAAGCGCCTCGCCATTCGCCCGTTTGGTCATGCACATCGCCAGCGCCATCACAGGATTTGCATCGCTGCACAGGTGCTGGCTGTGCTGCGTGTGGTGTGGTGTAAACCGGACGCGTGTAAACCGGGCGCGTGTAGTGGCGTGTCTTGTACTTGCTGAAATCCGTAGCCCAATTCTTGACTTCACCACTGACGGTGTACGCCACAAGCTCCTGCACAGGTGCTGCCAGATGCGAAGCATCGTTAAGGGCTTCGTTGATGGCAGTGATGGCTGCATCAACGTCAGTGGAAAAGAACGGGTTAGGTGAACTGATGGCCACACCCTCTGCGATGTTGTTGCGGATTAGGCCGCGACACATCTTCAACGCCTCCAGCGCCAGCTTCAGTGCTTCTTCAGTGCTTTGCACTTGGTCTTTGGTCATTTGGTTTCTCCTCTTGCTCGGATGGCGGCGGCGCAAGTATAGTTAAGGGCTTGTGGTTGGCCTGTGTACTGTTCGTACTCTTGACTTGTATCTTCACATATATCTGCACACGCCTCCCGCTCATCAGCACGAACAAGGGCTTCAAAGGCTTTAAGGTGCGCTAACTCGTGGGCAATGATGTAACCGTGGCTGTCACCGATCTCGGCCTCACGGGCCATGTCTATGGTATTTCTCATGCCTCCCTCGCTTTCAGCATGGCGTCTGCCTCGATGTAACGAAGCACCGCTCGACAATCAGCCCAAAATTCAGCAAACCCTTTTGGGTCTTCAATGTATATGGGGCACTCTCTACCAACAAGTTGTTTTGCGTGTGCCAAGGAAACATCAAAGATTTCATTTGTCGCCTTGGTGGCAAAATAATCGCGCAGGGTCATGCCTTGTTGCAATCGAAGCGCATCAGCGTCCGTTCGCGGGCATTTGACTGCAAATGGGTCTGCCACTGGAAACGCTGGCCCACCTGTGTTTGTATTGCTCATGTCGTTGCCTCCTTCATTTCCAAGCCCATTGCAAAGTAGGACCACCGCTGTTGCAGTGACGGGTTGAGGTACTTGCCTGTGGCGCTCATCGTGAAGTCGGTGTGACCCTTCACGCGCATGATGGCCTCGAACATTCTTTGTGCTTGTGTCATGCTTTACTCCTTGCCGAATACCGGCTCAGTGGGTTTTGTTTCCATGCGGCTTTGCGCTTAGGTTTGTATGGGACACACGACGGCGTAGATACAAAGAGCTCAATGGTGTGACCAGCAGAGCCAACCGGAAATACAAGACTCTTGGCAAACTCCAGCGGGTCTGAAGGAGGCATAACATCCGTAACCTTGACTACACGAAACCAGCCGTTGCCCACTTCGGTTACTGTTGCGCCTTCTTCAAACTTTGTCGGGTTCTTGATGAAATAGCTCACGGTGTAGGTGGTCATGCTTTTCTCCAGTAAGTTTCATTTGGGTCCGACACCCAGAGCCCGTCAGGGTGAGAAAAGAACCCAGCACCGTTCCACGTACCTGAGCCTTTTTTAGATTCGTACGACTTTGGGATGTGCGCAAATTCGCAGGGCGTTTCGATCTCTGGCTTGGCATCGGCCAGTAGTTGCCAGTCGCGGCTGGTGATGATGTTCAACGCCCATGTTTCGACGTATCTAGGCCATGCTTTCATGCCTGTGATGGTCATGCCGCCACCTCACGCATCTCCCAACCCAACAAGAAGTACGGCCAGCGCATTGCCAAGCTGACGTTGTTGTACTTGCCGGTGTCGCTCTTGCTGAAATCGGTGTGGCCCTTGGAAGTCATAACGGCTTCAAATACTTTTTGTGCGTGTGTCATGTTTCACTTTCAAAGTTGCGGCGGGTTTGTGCGCAGTCGCATTCCCGACCTTGGTTACAGTCTTGATTGCATGGGCTTTCTGCGGCAATGTGCAAAACGCACATCACGGCAACACCAGCCCAAAACCCAAAAAAGAACAATGCAAATTCAAGCATATTGACCCCTAAAAAGGCGCGTCTGGCAACCGCCTGCGCTGTTGAAGTTCGTATTCCTTGATCTGCTTGCGTGTCCACGGCACGGGGCCGGTGGCCGGTGGGAATGGCCAGGTCATGCGCTGATCCCCTTTGATTTGATGGCCATGGCGTTCATTGCGCCTGGTCGCGTGGGCGTGAATTCCTTGTAAACCAGCGGCTCGTAAACCCGGCCCGTGGTCAAGGTCAGTTGGCCGATGCGGCTCAGGCCTTCCTGCGTCAGCTTGTATTGGCGAAGCTCGCCCGCTTTTTTTGGCAAGCCAACGATCAGCCCTTGCTGTTGCAGGTAGTTGGTCAGCCGGTGAAGTCCGGCCATGCCAAGGATGCGCTCAAGCGCCAGGTAGTCTTGCGGGCCGTTCAGGTGCAAGGCGTTTAATACGGCCATGTGTTTGACGCTGCTCATTGGTTGTGCCCGTTGTGGCCGCATTCGGCGCATGGATCTTGGTCGTCCGATCCGCTGCGGTGTTTGCACCAGCAGCAGGGAATGTTGAAGTCAAACGCCTCGGGCTCGAATTTGTCGTTCGGCACGATGGGGATCATGATTGGCTGGTTCATTTTGCACCGCCAATCTGGTCGATGATTGCGCGGATGGCCGCCACCTTGGGGTCTTTGAGGCCGTAGGCGCTTTCGGCCAATGGCAGCAGGTCCAACACGGTTTGATAGAGGTCTTTGGATGCGGCGATCAGGCGGGCATCGGCTTCAGATGTATCTGGAAAGTGACCGTGAGTTGATGCGACTGGCAAATATTTATCGTCTTCAAAAACATCAATCCATCCTGCTCCTGATGCTTTTCCAGCAGTCCATTTTCCTGGTGTGAACATGGTTGGCCTCACTTGGAAAGATGGATGAAAAGCAGCGCGGCCAAGCCGAGGCCGATGACCACTGCAAGCAGGACGCCCATTGCGGCTTCTGCGCGTTTGTTGATTTTTCGAGCCTGGCGCTCGTAGTGCCATTGGTGTTTCATGTCTTACTTTCGGTTGGTGGCCTCAAGATGTTTGCGGCCTGATTGAAATTATAAACTAATATTTTGCGACTGTGCAAAATTATTTTTTCAATTCTTTCATGGCCTTGGCCAAGTCGTCGTCGATGCCTTTGAACACGCCTGACTTGTCGGCGGCAAGCTGTTTGGCATAGTCCCAGGCCCAGGCCTTCCAGGCCGGGCTTTGCGCGATGTGGATCAGCTTTTCCAGTTGCAAGCGGTAGGCTAGTTCGTAGTCCATCAGGCGCTCGCTTTGGCAATGGCTGCGCGGGCCGTATCTGATGCCCAACTGTTTGGGTAGTAGGCTGCAATGTCATCCAGCGCTTTCAGCAATTCATCGCGCTCGGCTTTGATGGCGTTGAAGTGGTTGACGCAATCAATATTGGCGGCGTGCAGGTGGCGTAATTCGGCGGCCGCTTCATCTAGCCTAGAATCGCCCCAGCACAGCAACAGCGATTCAGCCAAGCGCAGGGCTTCTGGTTTGTCGCTCATTTTGCACCTCCATCTAAACCCCACTCTGTGCAATCAAACTCAAGCAAATCTCCGGCGTGTTCTTCGGCATCAAAAGGCCATGGCTCAACCCTTGCCAATGCAACATCAAGCGCAGGCCTAAATCCTGTCTTGTCGGGGCAATCGGCATACCACTTGGCAATGACTGCATTGTGTTTTTCTGCCATAAGTTTTGCCATGTTCTCGCTTGGTGCTGCGTGATACTCATCCATTCCACCGATGTAAATTGACCAAAGTTTATTCATGCTTTCCTCCAAACGTTCTTTGGCGAGCAATGGCAAGTCGCCGATTCCTGCCTCTTGTAGCCGATGCTGCGGATCACGTTGGCTTTGCTGGCCGCGATGAACACGCCACCCCATGCGCGGGCGTCTGGTGGCTTTGGCATGCCGCATTGTTCGGCCCACACCCTGACCTGTTCGGCCATAAATGCCTTGCCGGGGTTTTGTTTCATGAAGAAAAGCATCATCACGCTGGCCTTGTCAAACCAGTCGCCGTGGATGCGCTGGGCGTGATTGACTGCGCGGGCGATTCCGGTGTCTCGGTGTTGTTCAGCTTTTGTCATCAATGTCTCCGGTCAGTTTGAGGGCTTGGGTGATGATGTGCTCGGGGTATGCGCGGCCATCGCGCACTTGGTCGAGGATTTGCATGGCTTGAAAATAGTTCATGCTTTCCTCAGCACTTGGTTGATTTGTTGGCGAATGTGCTCAGGCATTGGCGCGGCTTTTTTCAAGTCAGCCTCAATCTTGAGTAGCGCTGGATCTGGGCCGGTGTGCGCTGGCGGCACCGTTGTCCTGGCAATGTCGGCGGCTTGCTGGGCAAATGATTGCTTTGCCGGTCTTGCGCTCCTGCACCAGTTACGCCATGTTGCCTCCCAATCCATTTTGGTCGCATCTTTGCCGCTTTTGGCCGTCCAGTAATCTTTGAATTTCTCGGCTTCAAGCCTGACCGTTGCGGCATCCCATGTCATGGCCTCCAATGCCCACTGTCCCCATGGCTTTGGCAGTTGCCAATCAGGTGAAAGCCTTTTTGCTTTGGCCTTGCCGACAGGCGGGGCTTCAACAACTGGTGTTGGTGTTGGTGTTGGTGTTGGTAGCTCAACATCCGTTGAGCGAACGTTCAACGACCGTTCAACGTTCGCTTTGCGAGCGTTAACCGAAGCCTGAGCGGATGCTCTTGCCTTGGCCTGTTTATCTTGCATTTTCTCAATTTCTTGATCGCATCGAGCGTGCATCCAGCCGTCTTCGCCAAGCTGGAAAAATTCATTCAGCACATCGCGCACGGTGGCCGCATGGTCGCGCATCCTAATGATTCTGGCGACTTCGCTTGCGTCTTTTGGTAGCGGTCCTTCGCGCAGGTAGTAGGCATCAAGGCATCGGCGGTAAGCCAAATCCTCAAGCAAGTCGAGGTGGCCGGTATGGGCTGAATAGTCGCCCAAATGAAATGGAAAATAGTTCACGGGTTTTCCGTTCTCTGTCCTTCACCAAAGAAACGCGCGGCAGGTGGGAAGGCTCACTTTTCGGTCAGGGGATCAGTCCCAACCTATCCGGGTTTCAAACAATTTTACATCAAGCGAACAATCCCTGCTGTTCTTTTGATGCGTCTGTGATGTTCAGGCAAGCCAGCTCAAAGTATTGCGGCTTAAGCTCAGTGCCAACAAATTTCCGGCCCATCTTGATGGCCGTATAGCCTTCAGAGCCAATGCCGGTAAATGGGCTAAAAACAACATCGCCTTTGTTTGTCCACAGGTGGATGCAGCGCTCAATTACATCAAGCTGGAGCGGGCACATATGCTTTTCATCATTCTCGTCGCGGGCAGGCATCTTGTTGAGCGTGCGGCCCTGGTCGATGTCATCCCAGATTGGGCTGGCGTACTTTTGCCACAGGTGAACCGGCAAATCATCGCCGTGTGTGACGCGCTCCTCAATCTCGCCGGGCTTGCGCATAGTCACGACATAATCAGGCAGACCCATGCGGCTCATGGTGCCGTTTTCGCGGATTGTTTTGTGCAACAAGCCAAGCGCTTTTGTGCGCTGCATGGCAACGACGGGGTCTTTCCAAATGCAGACCTCAGAGTGGTAAATAAATCCAGCATCTTGAAATGCGCGGATCAGATCGCCTCGGAAATCACGCAGGCCAATGAAGCCTTGACGCATCTTTGTGGTTGGCAAGTTCATGCAATGGAATGACACATTGCGGCCAGGCTTCAAGACCCGGAAAAGCTCGGAGATCAGGAACTTCAACTGCTCGACAAACTCATGATCGTTTTTGCAGTTTCCCATGTCGTGGTCACTGTTTGAGTAAACAAACAAATCAGCAAATGGAGGCGAGAAAACAGAATAGTCCACGCTGTTGTCTTCCATGCGGCGAGACCACTTCACGCAGTCACCCAGGTGAACGGTGAAGCCATCGCCTTGGAATGTGTCTTCGCGGTACTCGTCCACGATGTTTTCTTGGCCTGCGAGTTCTTTGTTCATAATGTCTTTCATGTGTTCGATCATGTTTGCGCTCATCTCGTGATGCTGCACTTCTTTGCGTTTGAGGTTTGCCAGAATCTGGCCTTCGTTTTCTGCGGTGAACATGTGCACCTGCACATTGCGCTTTTGGCCGAATCGGTAGCATCGGCGGACGGCCTGGTAGAACTTCTCAAATGAGTCATCCAGGCCAACAAATGCCATGCGTGCGCAGTGCTGCCAATTCATGCCAAACCCGCAAATCTTTGGCTTGGAAATCAGGACGCGCAATTCGCCATTGCTGAACTTGAGCATTTGCTCGGCCTTGCGCTCGGGCTTGTCGCTGCCTTGCACGTTTACCGATCCCTCAATCAACTCGGCCAGCAACTCGGCTTCATCATTCAAATGGCACCAAATAAGCCATGGCTCGGATGTGTCGGTGTTCACCACTTCGGCCAATGCGCGGCATCTAGCTTCGATGCTGTCACGCTGGGCTTTTCTGCGCTCGGTCATGGTCATGGCTGGCCGAGAGAATAAATCGCCTTCAATGGCCTCAGTTGATATTACGTGCTCGACGTACTCAGGTGCGGGCAAAATGTACTTGCTGCCATCAAATCCCAAGTCGGACGGATTGCGCAGCACCACGGCCCAGGATCCCATCCACTCCCAGAACTTTGATGCACCCCAACCCTTGAGACGCCATGTCCCAGTGTCGCCGGTGTCGTTGACAAAATAAGTCGCCAGCATTTCGGTGCGAGTCATCACGCCCAAGAACTCGCATTGGTTGCCAAGCTCCTCAAAATCATTGGGTGATGGCGTGGCCGTGCAACTCAAGCGATAAGGCACGCCCTGGGCCGATGTGATGATGTGCTGGCGGGTCTTTCCGTCATGGGCCTTCAAGATTGAAGATTCATCCAACACCAAGCCATGTAACTCGGTAAAGTCAATGGCATCCATGCGCTCGTAATTTGTGATCCAGACGCCAGGAGAATCAATCGCGCCAGAATGAGGCACGCGCTTGACCTCAATGCCAAACGTAGAGCCTTGCTCGATGGTTTGCTCAGAAACAGCAAGCGGGGCCAGCACCAACACAGATCCGCCGGTGTGACTTGCCACTTCGTCAGCCCATGAAAGTTGCATCAGTGTTTTGCCAAGCCCGGTGTCGGCAAAAATGGCAGCTCGGCCACGGCGAACAGCCCAGCTAACAATGGCGTGCTGAAAGTCGAACAAATGCTCGTTCAGATCGCCTGGTTGATGGCCGGTTGCCACTTCTTTGCGGCGTTTGGCTGCTACAAAATCTTCATATTTCATTTTTTGACTTTCCAAAAAGAAAACCCCTGAAAGCTGGTGGGACTAGCACCAGACCTTCAGGGGTCAGCCTGTGACGGCTTAGATGTATCTGCACCTAGTCCGTGCAACATCTAAACCGTCTAAGTGATATTTTACCCAATCATTCGCATCGGTTCAAGATTTATTTTCACCATCCCACCAACATCGCCAGCAAACGCAAAGCTCATCGTCCACTTGCTGTCGTCCACCCCGCTGATCTCGGCCACGGCGTCGATGGCTTGCTTGATCCTGGCGATGCAGTTGTCTAGGTCAATCCGGCGCTTTGATGGCGGGTAGAAGATGATCGTGGCGTGCAGGCGCGGTGCGTCAATGCGGGTCAGGCCTTGCTGCTTTGCGGTCATGTAGCAGGCCTGGCGGTAGGCTTTGGCTGCGCGGGCTTTGATTGCCCAGTGGCCCCGGGCGTTGGGGCTTAGGTCTGGCGATGGCCATGGCAGGGTCAACTCAATCATTGGATTCCTTTTGGTCGGCGAATAGATCGCCCTGGCCGTTGCTTTCGGGCTTTGCGGGCTTGATGAATTTCAGCCGACTATTGCGCCACGACTTGGGCAGCAGTCCGGCCTTGGCCGCGCACCTCGGGCCGATGGCTTCGCAGCCGATCATGACGAATGGCTTGGTGGGTCGGCCACAAAGTGCGCAGATGGGTTTCATTCGTCGTCGCACTCGCAATCTCTGCACTCGCAGGCAAGGCAGTAGCCGTAGCCGCGCAAAGCCTCAAGGACTGATTGCCGCACGCCGGTTGCGTCGGGGTAGCTGAGATATGAAAAAACAGCAGAGACCAAAGCCTCGCGTTTTTTGTTTTCGCGCATCCAGGCGTCGAGGTTGTATTTGTCCCGTGATTTCCATTGGTCGATTTCGGCTTGCTGTTCTGCAATGACTCGGGTTAATGCTTCGCTCATATGATTCCTCCAGATTTTTCTAATGAGTCCATCCATTGCCTGTACATCATGGCGTTTTCATGCACAGCATAAATTGGCGTTTGAGCAATGATTCTTGATGCGGCATTCATGCCGGACATAAGTGATGCCCTGTCAACGTCTTCGATTTCTTTTTTTGCCTTGAGATCGTCAATGGCGTTTATGCTGGCGCTGACAATTCGGAAATCTGGCTCATCGCCCATCCATCCAAGATAAATTGCACATCCGCTTGCAACAAAAAACAGCAGGCCGCTGTGCGATATGAGTTGCGTTTTGTCCGCTCCAATCAGCGCGTGAATCCCGGCCGTGACTGATTCTGCATCCCATTTTTCTCGCAGTGCTTTTTGCTCCATTTGAATGAGCAAAGGGTGGACTGATTTTTTTCGGTATGCGCTGCGCTTTCTCATTCAAACCCCAAGTCTTTTTTGAACGCAGACAAAGCCATCACCAGGGCCTGCGCCTGGTCGTAATCCATGCAGACATAGTTATCCTGGTGCGTTGATGTGTGCGACGGGAAATGCGCGATAAATCCGTTGCCGCTGTCGGTCAAAATGCAACGCATCTTGCCTTTGATGGAATAGCCTTGGCCTGCAATGACGACTGCGTGATCCTCATTGCGGATAACGTGATCCTCGAGGCCTTCGCAAAAAAATCGTTGGTTGCTCATAGTCCTGCCCATGGGTTGTTTTTGTATTCCTTGTAGCCCGTGCCGTTTTTCACGCGCTGGACAACATCAAAGCCAACGCCAAGCTCGCGGCAAATGCTGCGGATTGACCCGTCCATCTCGCGGATGCGCTCGATTGTCTCTGGCGAGTGTGGCGAGCGTGCGCGTGCGGCCAGCGCCAGCTTGTAATTTCGTGCAGGATTCTTGTGGTACTGCGTGCGCTTGGCTGCGTCTGTCGTCAATTCCTTTCGCGTCTTCATGGCAATGTGCGCAGGGTCAATGCACAAAGGATTGCCGCATTTGGTGCTTGCGATCAGTCCTTTGATTTGAATTTGCAAGACGTTCTCCGCGATCCAGCGACGGACGGGCGACAACTTGCGATTGATGTTGATGTATGGAACGCCTGCGACTTTGCTGGCACCTGTTGCGCCATCCCAGATCAGGCAATCGCCGTCTTCGTGGCTTTTTGCGCGGATGAATTCCATTGTCACCGGCGCGTGGTTTGCTCGTCTTACTTTCATTGGGTTTCGTTGTTTTGTTGATGAGGATTTTATTATATCGTAATTTTATGGGATGGGCACATCGGCGGGCCACAATCCAAGTTTTGTCAACTTGTCCACGGTCTTTCTGTGCGCGTCATCCCACATGGCGATCCGCTCGGCTTTGCTCATGGCCGCGCCCTGGTCGAGCGCGTGATGGCATCGAAAACAGAGCGATGCGATCATGTTGTCGCTGGCCTTGATGCCTCTGCCTTTGCCTCCGCCGTGATTGGTGTGCGCGGCCACCACTGTGCCGTCATCAGCACCGCAATGCTGGCAGGGAATCTCGCGGGCATTGCGCAGCAGGGTCTTGCTGCGGACGTAATCGTGTTTTGGGAATCTCATGCCATGCCCAAAATTTGATCGACCACCGCATCCAACTGGGCGCGGTCTTCGTATGTCGTCAGCACGCGCTGAAGGAGGATATTCACCACGGCAGAATAAAGCGCCTCGAACTCGGGTTCTTCCATGCTGCCAAAGGCGATTGACTTGGCCTTGAGTGACATTGCACCGTCGAGGGTGAAGGTCTGTTCGTAAAAACCTGCCAGGATCGTCACATCGCTGCGGAATTGGTCAAAATCCTTGGCGATCTCCATGCCTTTGAATTTGGTCGCCGGTTGCCATGCCTCAAAGCCAAGATTCAGCAGGGCAAAGAACTTGCGATGAAATTTGAGGTTTCGCGGGAGCGATGCCTCCATGTTGACGATCTGGCCAGGCTCGGATTTGATGAGACGCGCCCACAGTTTTTTCCATGCGGTGGCGTCTTCGTCGGTTCGGCCTTCAAAGCATTTGAAAAGAAGGGCGCGAGCACCCTCCAGTTCTGCGGGGATGGCCTGGCCGGTGCGTTGGATAATGAATTTAGCCATTACACCAAGCGCAAGGCATGGACAACGGCACGGAAAATGAAATCCTTTGCCTGTTGTTCGCGTGGCAGCATATCAAATGGCACGATGCAATGATGGGTCTTTGCCTCGGGGTCTTTTGTTGGGCCATAAACCCAGCCATCAGCGACTTTTTGCGCCATCCAGCTCTCATGGCTTGCCTCTGGGCCAACATCATTCTCGGTGTGCAATTTCACACCAAGCATGGCGCTGTCTTTTTGCCACTGAGGCGCGTCTTCCCATGATGGCTGACTGTTGTCACCTAACGATTCGCAATAGGCGCGGTTAACTTCGTGGCAGACACGTGCGATTTGCTCTTGGTTCATGCTTTTCTCCTTGGTTAAAAAATGGTGAATTTAGCCATTCAATTTGGTTTTCAGTTCATAACCCATCAGCGGCCAGATTTTTTGCACTGCGTTGGCGCGGGCAACCTTTCGGCCAATTTCAGCGTCGAAGTTTTCCGGGCTGGCGCAAGCGCTCTCGCCAATGACCGTAAAACCGTTGCGCAAAGTCAGCACGCAGAACGTCAGAAGTTCATGCTCCGTATTCACTGAACCTTGGTTTTTGCCTTCGCCATTACGCCAAGCTCCAGCCATGCCGTCAGCAGCAGTAAAGAACACCTCTTTTACGATGTTTTCCTCAATATCGGCAGGCGTGATGCGCGGTGCGGTTTTGCCCTTGGCGATGATTTCTTGCTCAATGGTTTGGTTGTTCATGGTTTTCTCCTTGGTTAAAAAAATGGTGGGCCTACTCGCTGCGTCTGTGCCTCACGCCGTGAGGGCTTGGACACATGCCATGCACAGCATCCGCTTTCGGCCCGTAATCGTCAAAATGGGATGTCATCGTCCATGTCATCAAAGCCGCTTGATGCGGGCGCAGGCGCTGGCCGTGCCGCTGGTCGCTCTTGACGTTGGGCAGGCTGGCCTTGTTCGCGTTGGCCTGCGATCAATTCAATCTCCAGCACGGTCGCGGCCAGCTTATGGCCTTGGCCGTTCTTGCCTTCGTAGGTCTGGATGTGCGGGTCGCTTAGGACGGCGTAAATTTGCGAGCCTTTGAGCAGGTAAGGCGCGAGCGA